GATTCATACATGTTAGAAGTCGCAACAGAAGGTAAATCTTCCCAATCTTTTTCAATATGTTCTATAGCATCATCAGGATCAGAAAAAGCTCCTAATAACCATTCTTCTCTTTGGTCATCATCTGCTTTATCCCATTGTTTTTTTGTAATTTCTTTTCTACCTTCATTTACAGTTTGAATAGTCTTTGCTATTTTACTTCCATAGCCTGATAGAGAAACATTATCTTCTTCTATCTTAAAGAATCTTTTATTTCTTTGAGTCCATTTGTTAGGGCTCTTTGAATGCTTTGCAACAATTTCATTAAACTCAGAAAGGGTCAATTTCTTGTCCCTTAGTGCTTCAATAATGCTATTTCTAATAGCTGCTCCTTGTCTTACATTTTTCTCAGGATGGTTTTCGGTGTATTTTCGTTTTAAAACGATTTTACCTTCATTAACCTCTTCTAAGTATTTATTGAAATTAATCATTTTATGTTTGTTTATTTTTATACTATTTTATTATATATCATGCTCTTACCTTAACCTTAATTGTGTTTTGAGTAACCTGCGCTATTTTTAAATCTTTATTATTATTTGGAAGTTTTTCTTTATAATAGATTCCTTGTATTTTTTTATTTCCGGATTTTCCTGTTGTTCTAATAAATACAAATTTTTCATCTATACTACCGAATCCTTTAGCAACTTCCTTTTCAATTTCATCAAACGTTTTAATACTTGTATTAACAGTTTGTTGAAGAATTGATTGAATTGAATCTAATGTCTTTTTATCCTTTAAACTTCCTATTTGCTCTCCTTGGAATTTAACTAATATATCACCATCTATTCCTTGACTTAATTTAAAATCTTTATCAGTGCTTGCTGGTATTTCCTTTAAGTCTTTAAAATAAGCAACTATTGTGGAAAGTTCACCTTTAGCTGCACTGGATTCTGCAGCTTTTCCTGCAGTTGTTGTTGGGTCTAGTTCCGGGATCATATCTCTAACTGCTAAATATAATGTTCTTATGTCTGCAATGGCAGCTGCTCTTATTGAAGCATGTCTTGCGCCTGTTCTCCAACCTGTTAAAAAACCATCATTTGTTAAAGTTACTTCCTTTAATTCTGCAATTCCTTGTGTTAAAATTTTACCACTCTTAGGATCAAATAAATTTAAGTCTACGTCAGCACTACCTCCTCCTATTGTTAGGTTTTCAACAATATATGCCATCATGATTTCTCCAGAACCAATACCTGTTCTTTTTAAATTAAACAGTTTATTTGCAGCATCAATATCTTCACGTAATACTTTATAAACTTCTTGCATTGTTGAATTATCTATTTTTTTCAAAGTCAATCTCTTTGAAAATGGAGACTTTCCTTTAAAATAGTCTTTGTTAATAGCGTCAAACATTTTTTGTTTATCTTGTAGATTTGAACTTTGGCCCATTGTTTGGTAATATCCAATGTTTCCTTCGTTTAAGATGTCTTCTTTTACAAACTCATTAAACTTATTTAATGCTATTTCGAAATTGGTTTTAATACTCATGATCTTTTATTTCTTAAATTCAGTGAAGGTTAGTATCTGTTCTTGTAAGACTCCAACACTATCTTCTAATTTTTGTTTTAATAGTTTAAACATTTTATGAAGACTTCTTGGTGTCATTGATTGAAATAACTTTTCGTCTCCGTCTAATAATGCGTTTCGTACTTTTGTAGCACTTATATTATCATCTGTTCTTGGAATTTCTTCAAGTCTAAAACCATCATCAACTCCAAGTTCATCTCTATATTTGTCATTGTTTACTTGAAAGCCATATGTTTTCATTCTATCGCTTCCAGTTCCCCAAAGTACTGGTTCGTATTTTGGTCTTAATTCGTTAAACATTTTATCAATAGCCCCTGTATTAATTACAAATACATTTTCTACTGGGTATTCTTTCATTACGTTTTTAATCATAGCAACTTGGAGAGATTCATCAAATGGTCTCTTAAAAGCATCTTCCTTCTTTTTAGTTTTTGACTTAACTAAGAAAATTACAGTTGGAAGGCCATTCTGTTTATGAAGGTGTTCAACAACTTTAGCATGCCCAAGAGTAAATGGTTGAAATCTTCCAACAAACATGTTTACTGGCATTGCTCCTTTTTCTTTATGCTTAATATTTAATGCTTCGAGAAGAGGATTAACTTGTCCTTTTAAAGCATCATTCATTTTAAAGGTAGAGAAGTCCATAACCTCTTCTTCTTTAACTTCTCCAAATACCTTTGATCTGATTTTTTCAGCAATTGTATTTAATGTATTATAAACATCACCTGCTATAATACTATTTTCTTTAATTCGTTTCTTTCTAAAGGTTCCTAAGAATATCTTAAATAATTCACATAATTCCTTGGAATCATTAATACGTTTAATAGTTTCTAAATTATTTAAGAATTTAGAATTCAAATCGAATTCTTCACCTCTAGAGAACTCTGCGCTATTAAAATTGATTCCTATAAATGATTTAATATTTTCATCTACGAATGAATTAAATGACGCTGACATCAATTCTAAATAACGTTCGTCTGATTTAGCTTCATCTAATTGAATAGCATTAAAATCGAATTCTTTAAAATATTCAACTAATCTCAATACTGAAATTTGATAAGCGTCAGACGATTGTCTGTCTTCTCTTTTGTTTTCTTTTAATGGATTTTGAAATTTAAAATTCTTTAATATTTTACCATCTGCGAATGTTAATATCAATCCATCTACTTCTTTTGATAAATCATTATGGAGCATCGACTTGTGAATCGATTCATTAAATATTGTAAATGCCATGTGAGAAAAACTTGATTTTTCAAACAATGATCTAGCTTCATCTAAGTCCAATTGTAGCATATTTAATAATTTCTCCTTTTGATAATCACCTAATACTCCTTCGAATATAACTTCCGGGGATTGCACATCTAAGATCTTCGCCCATTTTTCTAATATTTTTGGGTCTCTAATTACTTTCTTAATCTGTGAACCGTCTTCGGATAAGACCTGTATGTGGTTCAATATCAAGTTATTTTTTGGCAATACATCATATTCAATATCTACGGTTTTGTTCTTTACCATATAGTCAAATCCAAATTTCCAATCAAATGGCATCTGTTCTGTTTTCTTTTCCAGTAAAGCCCGGAAATGGCCTATAGCCTTTTCATAATATGATACTATTGTTCTATCTACCTTGTTAAGAGATTCTGCCTTTCCGGATTTATAGAAAGATAATTTACCATCCTTTCTCCTAACATGGAAAGAACTAGCCTGTATCTTCTCTGTTACTAAACATCTTTGTTTAAGAAGTTTAGCAAAGTCTTCCTTTTCAACTGAATCATAATATGTCCTTAAATCCTGTAATGCCATAATTTTTAGTTTATCCGTTCATTAAATTTAGTAACCTATCCGCGAAGGATTTATTATATGAGAACTTACTATTTGCTAATCCTAATGTGGAATAATTTGTTCCAGAGGATGCGTCAAACATCACTCCTCCATCTGATGTATTATATTCATCAAACACAAAAAATAACTCGTATAATTCTTGTTTTAATTTATCTTTTATTTTATTATCGATGCCGCTTCCGATTGTTACTGCTATTAAATAAGATCTATTTGTGCCTGGGTTAAAATTTACCCTTCCTTGAATATCTCCACCAACGGTCGATCTCATGGTTCCAGACCAACCAGCCGCTGCGCCGGTACTTGATTGTGAGACTTCATATTTTTTATACTTTTTAAGAACCTTTCCTATTTCTTTAGCTAGTGCCATTGCCTTCAACGTTTCAAATATATCAAAATCATCTTGTTTATTTCCACCCTGTACTAGTTGATGTTTATCCCATCTAATTTGTTTTGGATTTTTAATATAACCTTCGATTCTAGTCACCATGTTTTGATAGGTTTCTCCTCCCCATTTATCAACTGCCATTTTAGCAATTTCTAACTTATCTTCTAATTTAGCAATAATGGCTTTCTTACCAAACATCGATGCTTCGTTTACAAATTCTTCAAATAGTTTTACATTCTTCATAATTAATTTATAATTTTCCCGTTCCTGTAGAAACTGACCTATACGCCTTAGCTCCAACTTTACCCATTCTTGCAGACTGGGATTTAAATCTTGCTCTATCAGCATCACCGTGTACTTTAGCTTTCTTTAATTTCTCTTTAGCTTTTTCTAATTTCTCTTGTGCAGCTTCTCTCTTTGCTAAAAACTTTTCCTTTTGTGCAGGAGACATGTTCTTCATAGCCTTCGAATCCATTTTTCTTGCGGCTGCCATTTCTTCTTCTGCCTCTTGTTTTTTCTTTGCCCACTTTACCTCAGTTCTTGTCATATCGTTCAACTCCTTCTTTAACCTTTCTCTTTCTGCTCCGGTTTTACCCTTTAACATTTTTTTGATTTTTGCCTTTTTAATCCAAAGACTAGTTAACTTGATTGTTGCAATTGACGCTGCTATAATTAATAGAGTAAGTGTTGCTGATTCTAAAACCATATCACTGTCTTCTGTTTTCGATAGATTTTTAACCTCATTTAAATCCTCTTTTAGGAGGTTTAGTTCAGTATCGAACTCTTCTACTACGAGATGTTCTTTAAATGTTCTTATTCTTTTCATAATATATTTATCTTTGTTTATTTTACCTTCCATATTTTATTATACCCATGAGTTGATTGATCGCCGCAAATGTTCCAGTAAGTTTCATGATCTTACCTTTATATTTAAATACAATTCCTTCAGTTGGTACTATTGACTCAACTCCTCCAATTGATTCAAGCCTCTTTATCTCTGCTTCTATCTTTTCTACTTGGGCAAGGTTTCCATTTAACTTAACATCTTTAGCTGCTTTTCTAATTTTATCATGTAGTTTTTGCTTCTCTAATTCTGGATTAGCAGCAACAAAATTACTTGCATTCATTAAAACATCTGCACCTAATTCCAAGAATAAGTTCTCGAATGGTAATATGTTCTCTTTATATTTCTTAAGCCTTATCTTATCAAAGGCTTTAATTTCTTTTAATTGTTCCGAGGATGCTAATTTTTTGATAGCAACCATATTTAAAGTTTGCTTATCTTCATATGCCCACCTTAAAAATAATCCTTCCTTTAAATCTGCAGTTAAATCACCGAAGTTATCTTCAACTTGCTTTCTCCACCAACCTTCATGATACATCTTAACTTCATCACCGTCTGATAAACCAAAGGTGTCACGTAAGTCATTTATTTTACTGAAATAATATTCTTTACGTTTGTCGAAATTAATGTTCTTACCTAGTTTAAGAATTTGGGGTGGGATAATATTAAATGTCTTTTGTTGATTAGCTCCAACTTTCTTTAATATTTTTACTAATTCATGTGCTGGTTTGCTATCCGCTCCTGTTATTATTCCTTTCCCATCGGTGTGATTCATATTATGAAATTGAATTACGTCTCTGTCATAATTAATTACATTTGGATTCTGTGTCCATATAAGCTCCATATTCAAAAATGACGTTCCATTATTAAATACCTTATCGGCATTCTTGATTTTAGGAAGGGCAGCATCTAAATCCTGTGCAGCTAATGTAAATATTTGTCTTACCTTTTCTACTGCATGATCTGCAAATGCATCAACTATTCCGTTTAAATCTAATGGAGCTATTAACTGTCCTTTGTTTCTTGAAAATAGTGTCTTGCCATCTTTAACGGTTGCAAAGAAATTTTGACCATCTGTTTTCTCAACGGCAACTTCTTCAAAGTTTAATTCTCCACTAAGCCCAGCAGTGACAATCTTTCGAAAATCAGCAAAGGTTAAATCATTATAATCAAAAGGGTGAGGCATATGACCGGCCGCACCACCTTCTAATATAAGATCAGAATGACCTACATCCAGTTTTTCTAATAAGAACTCCCTATAAGTTAATAACATATTTGTTGTTTTATAATTATATTATCCTAAAGAAGATTGTAACATTCCTATAGCAGAACCGTAATCGCCATCTGCTTTCTTAAGCATACCTTCGATTGCAGCTGACGCTTTTTCTTCGTCGTAATCATCGCCAAATGCTTCCTTATACATTGCAGTTGCATATTCAGTAAATTGTTCGTCTGACGTGATTTCAGCTTCTACTATCTCTGTTTCGTTTACTTCCTCAGTCTTTTTAACGTCATATGTTTTACCATTAAATTCGAAAGTTTCTTCACCAGCTTCTCTAGCTTTATTTACAGCAGCGACGAATGCTCTACCTTCGTTTGTGTTAGATTCAACTTTATAAGTTTCACCATCAACTTCAAACTCGTCTTCACCTTCTTCTTTTGCTTTCTTAACAGCGGCTCCAAATGCATTTCCTTCATTCTCTACATCATCGACTTCATTTAACAACGCAGTAAAAAACTCTGTTCTTTTTTCTTGCTCTAACTCATTCACAGATGTAACTCCATATTCTGTTAAAAGCTCCATAAATCTAGTTGCTTCAACTTGCCTTTTTGAATTAGCCTCAAGTTTTGCTCTATCTTCTAAGACCTTTGCTCTAGCCTGAGAAAATGTCGTGAAATTTTGTAACTTATTTTCCATTATATATTATTTTGTTTTTTATATTAGTGTATTATAAGTATATATCTTTAAATCTTTTTAATTATGTGTAGATTATAGTATACACTTTATCAAACCTAAATCAATAATGTCTTTGTTTTCTTTTCGTTTTAATTTTAACTTTACAACTGTTTCTATAGAAGAAAACTTTATATCGTTAAAATAGAAATGATTTAATGGATTATATAGTATATTGTCCGTATTTGTGTGATATTTTCCTATTCCGTATTCATTATGACTATGTATCATTGGGTGTCCTTTGATTTCTTCTCCTTTATGTAAATAGTCTAGGTCATTCCCTTCTCGAAGACCATATATTGATAATATAGAACTGGCAGTAACACAGTAATCTTCAACGTCTAAGTTATTGTCGTTTATGTATTTTTTAAAATAGCTCAACTGCTCAATAAAATTATCATATTTTTTTAATTTAGCGTTGTTCATGAAGTGTATACTATTCTTATTAAACACGGCTCTAGATAGTTTAATTGTTTCTTCATGGGTATCGTTAATATGAACAGAGTTCTTTGATATTTTATAAATATCTCTTATCAATTCCTTAGTCTTAATTACTGTTTTTATATCAGCAAATTCAACCAAATAAACCCTCATTGGCCCTGGCTCTTTAAAACACATGGATGCCTTTAATCTAAACCCATAAAAATTATTCTGCCAATTGCCTACCCATTCCTCGCCATCATAACAATGTCTCATATAATTGACGGCTCCATTTTTATTTAAATCAACTGTTCTTTTGTATGCGATCTCGCCTTTTTTATTTAAAATTTCTTCAACTTCTTCATCTTTGCCAACTGCTGAAGGAAATAAAGATACTATATATAAATCTTTATTTGTCTTTGCCATCTCCAATGCAGATGCATCCATATAATCTCGGCCTAATCCTAATTTTTCAAACATCTCAAACCCACAATCTCGTTGTCCATCTCGTATATTCAATCCTAGCTTAAAGGATCCTTCAATTCCATATTGGGCACATGCTACAGTCCTATGAGATCCATTTAGTAGTCTATTTTCTGAATCTATCACTATTTCAGAAATATTTTTATCAAATCCATTATCTCTAATAGAATCTAATATATGGTCAAATTCTTTTTTGAATGATGCCCATGAATTCTTTTCAGGTCTATTATATTCTTTGAACCCATTCCATAATCTAAGATGTTCTTTATAAATATCTGTTCCGAAACTTGATTCAATTTTACGTTCCCTGTAATTGGCATATATTTTCTTTATTGGGAGGTCAAATCGATTTGGCCTAAAAAGAGAACTCGCGGATATGTTATTTGATCTATTCAAATTGAAACTTCTTAACCTCGTATTCGAACCTCTGTTCATTGTATATCCTTTGTCTAGCCTTTGAATGTTTCATTAAATAATTCTTCCATTCTTCTGTACATAAATCATCGACAAAATCTATAATTAAAACACTGTCTTTTGATGAATGTTGTCTTAATCCTCTACCTATGCTTTGTCTTATAATAACCTCCGACTTAAAACTTTCTGTGAAAAATATATTGTGGATTTTTTTAATGGAAATACCGGTTGAAAAGGTCCCATAACTTGCTACAATAACCACGTTGTTTCCAACTTCCATTTTCTTTTTGTATTCTTCTCTAATATCTTTGTCTGTTCCGCCATCGACATAGTAAACTGACTTATCAGTATCTTGTCTTAATTTTTCATATACTTTCTTACCATGTTCAATTCTATGAAAAAGAACTAAACTATTTCTAGGAATTTTTCCAATAACTTTACATATGAAATTAAGCCTAGGCTCCGAGTTTATTATATAATTTTGTTCTAATTGAAATACATCTTTATTTTCATATTTATTTAAGGCCAATTCTTCAAATGCTTTCTTTGCAGTTTCCGGTGCATAATCCATTTCAATTACCTTAACCTTGCAATTTGCAATATATCCTTCTTGTTGGAGGAAGTGTGCATTGACCTCACTGATTAGAGGGCCAGTGAATGCCATTAATGTTAATCTATCTAAAGTGCCCTCCTTAGGAATAGTACCTGAGAGGCCATATCTGTATTCGGCATTCACACATTTAGAAAGAATCGTCTTAATAGACGTTGATTTTGCTTTATGAGTTTCATCTACAATAACTGCATCGAATTGCTCAAAATATTCTTTATCTTTTTTAACCAGTGATTGATATGTTCCTATTACAACATTTCGCCCTGATCTTATTTTTTGACCACTGTATATTTGTTGAATTTTTATATTAATTCTATTTGCAAAATTATAATCACTAAAATCCTCAGTTGCCTGAACAACCAATGAAACATTAGGTACGATAAATAATATCTTTTCTGCTTTCCCTCTTTCTAATAAATATGCTACTGTGAGAAAACTAATTAATGTCTTTCCGGCCGATGTTGCAAGTTCACTAAGACACTTTCTAAATTTTAATATATTAAATGCTGCATCTATTTGGTAGTCCCTGGGTGTTATCTCACTACCTTCAAACAATGCTATCGCATATTTTTCAAACCATTCTGCTGTAATATCTTTATCAAATAATTCGGTGATTCCGTTTATCTTCAAATCGAACTTATATTCTTTACATGCATTATAAACATATCGCCATAATCCAGCAGGAATCCATTTATTATCTTTAAAATACGAGACATAACCATCCCATACCCCTCGGCGGACAAGAGGATTAAACCTCCAACTATCAATCCGTTTTGTTAGTGAAATGTTTAACTGTTCTAGTTCTAATTCGGTTGCCTCATCAACTCTTAAATATTGCCTATTTTCTGTGAGTGTTAACTCCATATAAACTATTTATCTTCTTCATCATACTAGGTCTTTTAGTGCCAACCTATTACGAACAGCAAATCCCATATTATCTAGGGTCTTTACTGACTCTCTATAAAATTCTACCTGATTTTCTAAAAGCGAATGAATCATTTTATCATCTGCTAATTCAGCCTCTAAAAACTGAGCTCTTATTTTATCAGTTAGTTTATAATCATATTGGTAGTATCTAATCCATGCTTCTTTCCATTTTACATCTATTGACTTCTTCTGCTCCTTAGTTTTTATTTGAATATACATTAACTGTTCTACTAAAAGCTGCCTAGTGTGTAAAATATCTGCTATCACTATTTCCATACCATTTAGGTGTTTTATACCGTGGGCCAATTCAGTTATTTTATTAGTCCAATTTGATCTTTGTTCTCCTAATTTTCTATCTAATCTAGTGATTCTGTTTTCCGATGTTTTTGCTCCTTCTTCCATTAAAATAATCCTTTCTTATTAGTTTTAATAAATGTTGATCTAACCATCTTCTTTTTATATTTGGGAGAAGTCATCTTAATACCCTTTCCCTCAAAGTCTTTATCCTCGAAATTAAAGTCTATTATTTTCTTTAGATGTTTAAACCTATCCCTATCTTTATAAAACTTGTCTATTTCCTCATCCATGTCAATATCAAACATATCTTAAATCTAATTTATTATTTGTAAAATAATTCTCTAAATCAGACAATGATATTTTTATACCTTTCTGGTATGCTATTTTTATAAGATCATTAAGATCCTTTATGTTATATTTATCCATTTTTTTATCCTTCAACAATTTAGTCCACATAAAAACGGTCTTGCCTGCTTTTAATTTTTCTATCGTTTTTTTAAGACCAGCGTCATCATTGTCTAACATATATCGAACAGTATCTATATTATCTAATTTAGTTGTGTCTCTCCCTACTGTACAAAGGGCAATAGAGTTTCTCATAAACATAGCGTCCATTGGTCCTTCAAAAATAGTAACTGGTCTTTGGAAATTAACATTTAAAACGCCAAATAATGTGGAAACATTATTAAGCTGAGACATTGTTTCTTGGTCTAATTCTAATGTCTTGTTTAATATAGTTTCATATATCTTACTGATATCATATGTTAAATATCTCGAACCCTTGCCGATCATCCTGCGAGATTGAGCCCCTATTATCTTTCCGTCTAGTGTTTTATTCAATATCCATAACCTACCCTCTTTTTCATTGTATAAAAAATGGTGAGTATTTCTGTGTAAGAGCCTTTCCTTTAATTTAAACCAAATCCAATCCCCAACTTCAATTTTCTTAGAACCAGTTTGCTTAGTAAATTCAGCGATATCAACCGCTAACTCTATTATTTTATTATAAACGAATGGTGTAAATTTTGGGGATTGATCTACTGAACTCTTATGGTTTTTAATATAATCAATGATACCTAATGTATCCATGTTATCTGACATTCTAATTCCATGGTCTTTCAATAAACCATAGACGTCTGTATGATAATCACAATTGAAACAATGATATTGCAATGTGTCCCAGAAAAGATTTCCTCTTTTAAGATTATCGTCTCTTGTCGAATCTCCACAATAAGGACATGCCAGGTTTAATCTACCTGACATGTCTTTTATCATTTGTTTATTAGGGGAATTGTGCTCTTTTAAAACAACTTTCTTTAAAGCGATTTTGATCTTTTCCTTTAGCTCTAATGTTAATATATTAGATTTCGAGGTCATTCAAAAACGATTCTAAATCATCACTCCCTCCTGCAGCTTCGGCAGCTGGTGCTGCTTTCTTCACCGGGGCCTTAGTAGGCGCAGGCGCTGGAGCTTCGGTTGGAGTCACAGTGTCTTCAAATGAACTTGTAACACTGTCCATTGCTTGGCCAGGATTTAAATACATTTTAATAACACTATTAACAAAATTTCTAGTTGACTCATCCCATGCTTGATATTCGAATTGTTTAAGAGATGGAGAATTATCTAATTCTTCCTTAATGGTTGCCATGTCTTCTTTTGTTCTCTCAGCTGGTTTATCACCCAACATCACCGAAGATGTAGTCGATGAAAATTTAGATTTATCGTAGTTGTTGAAATCGTTTTGGCGAGTAATGATAAGCTCAAAGTTCTTACCTTCGAATAAATCGAAAACTTGAGTTGGTTCACCAAAATCTGGTTTTAATTCTGCATCAATTTTCTCTTTGATTTTATAACCGAATTTGAAGATTTTGTAAGTACCTTCTAAGTCTGGTTTTTGAGGATCCTTGATGATTTTTACAAGAGCTACATATTGTTCTCTTCTTTTTAATTTATCAGATGCTTTTCTGTCTACTGCAGAATCTGATTTTCTAAGCTTCCAAAATGCATCAGCAATTGGACATGCTTCACCAACAGAACTTGGAGAGTCTACTAATTTAGAATCACCATCTGGTCCTGTTAACCAATTCACATATTTCTTAATAAGACTGTTTCTTGGATTTTCTACGTTTGGTACAAAACGAATAAGTGCCTTGTATGTTCCGTCTTTGCCATCATCGGCAGTTGGTTTGTACATGGTATTTGAACCTGTACTTTCCTGTTGTTCATGTGTATTAATGTCTTCTACACCAATACTAAAAATGTTAAATTCTTCACTCATAACTTTTAATCTTTAATTAACTTTAATTTACGTTTATATTCTTTAAAATACTTATATTATATAGAAAACTTTAAATTTGTTTCAAAATATGAACCTTATTTTCGTGTCTAACCGACAAAGTTTGTGCAACTGGCACCTATATTATAATTTATAAAGTCCGATAATCTCTAAAATCAAGTTATCGTTTTCCATATATTATTATATATCTCAATTTAGTTTTGTTTATGTCTATTTTTAATAAAAACTTTTTTGAAAAAAACCCCACTTAGACTCCACTTTTTTTAAAAGCTTGTAGGCGTGGATTGTTGTCGGTTGACTGACGCCTCGTTGTTCGGTTGCTAAACCTATCTAAGAGCTGGGGGATGTTGGACTCGAACCAACGATCTCTAAATTCTACCACCAATAAATTCGTTAAGCCGCGACCTCTAACTCTTCATTGGATTGGCTCTTCGCGAGAGTAGCATTGAATTTAGCGCTTTACCTTACTAAGCTAATCCCCCATATTTATGTTGTCCGACTAGGGCTCGAACCTAGACTCTTCTGCACCAAAAACAGACGTGTTGCCAGTTACACCATCGGACAATCGTACTCCGTAGGGGAATCGAACCCCTGTCTGCAGGATGAAAACCTGCTGTCCTAACCCCTAGACGAACGGAGCATTTATATTTATATCTTTACTTTTTAATTTGTTTTTTTATAATATAAATATAATCAATTCCGATGATATAAAAAAATCTTGGAACAACTATTTTCACTTTTTTTAAATTTTTTTCGGATAAGCTGAAACAAAACTACAGAACTAGTATATAACTATAGTCTTAAGCAGGAAGCGGTAGATTAGCTTGAAGGGATCTTATAAGAGAATTCAAATAAAAGGCATCTACGAGATCATCAAAGGGTTTTGGAACAGACTTACCGACTTCAAGATTTTTAGCGAAAGACCAAAAATTAGTTTCTTCCAAAAACTCTTCACCGGTTCTATTCTCAACAAAAACGTCCCAAAGAACTCTCTTATTCATATTACCTTTTCCGGCATGTTTTTTAATAGTTGCAGGAGCCACGGTCTTAATGTCTTCTGGTTTTAAATGTTTTAAGAGTTTAATTTTAAGAATTGATGCTGCACTCGCCATATCAATAATATTATTAGTTCCAGCTGAACTACCATAACTCACACCTTCAAATGCAATTAAATAACCATCATCTTTAAATGTGTTCTGAATAATAAGATTAATAATATCGTTTGACATTATATCATATCTCATTATTTTATTAAATTCAATGCTGGAATAATCAACGTCCTTTTCCCAATCAGGTTGGAATACTAAAGTAACATCATCTAATAAACCCATTTCTTCTTGAAGTTTAATAGCCTTTTTACTACCATTCTTTTTTAAGTAAGCAATAAAATGATATTGTTTTCTTTTATCATTGAATATACATATACCTGGGGAATTTAACGAGAAATCAATTGTAACAAAATTCATATTAAAATCTTTTACCGATGACAGCACCTAAAGCGGTACCAACTAAACGAGAGGTTAATAAATCATATAGAACTCCTTTTTCAACTCCTAATACTTTAGCTACCATTTTGCCCATGGATTTTCCTAACGCAAACCCAGTCAGTCCGCCGATAATGGAACCGAATATTCCTTCGTTTGTCATTTCGTTATTAAAACGATCAATGTCAATGTTACCATCTTCATCTCTATATTCGTTTAAAAAAGCATCAACTGCCTCATCGACCTTTTCTTCAAGTTCAGGAGTCCATTCTTGTTGAAGGCCTTCTGTTAAGAGTTCCATCTCTTCTCGAGTTATTTTACTCTCTTCTAAATATTCTACAAATGTTTTTACCGTTTCCATAATTTATATATCAGTCTATGTCTATTTTAATCTCGAACTTGTTATAATAAAAGTCCAATGTAAATGTATTGAATTCAGCAACATTTTCTGCCATACTTAGATTCAATTCACTAATTTGATGCAGTATTGGTTTTTCAAACGCGATACTCGCAACACCCAGTCCTTCCGCATCTAAAATTCTTAATTTTATATCGGGTGTATATTTGTCACGTGTTTGATCCGCGTAATAGTATAATAAAGTATCAACCATGATCCAATAATTAATATAACCATCTAATAATTGTAAAGTTACACTAAATTGTCGTTGAACTGTATTTTGAACAGGAATCCTCCCTCTATGATATCTAGTTGTTCCATCATTATCTGCTTGGCTAATTGGATCAAATGTGATTCCAGGTAAATTTATCGACTGAACACTCATATTAATAAAATCAATAGGTCTTTCTAATAAAGTTCCAGGTATTTTACCTAAATAATCTTTATACTTATTAGCGACATCATCTGGTATAAAATGAGAAGGAAACTTAAATTCAAATAAATTATTTCTGCTATTTAATATCATGATGTTGTGTATGTTCCTTTATAAACCATTGTCTCTGTACTTCCATTGTCAATTGAGATATAATATCCTTTATCAGCAAGTCCAGTTAATTTCATAGCATTTGCTTTGTTTATTTGGAAAAGTACTTCTCCCTTATTCATATCAACGTCTTTGAATGATGTTATATTATTAAAGCTCATTCCAGAACTAAATGTTAGTTTAACATTTTCTAGATTCGTAAACGAAATTGCCTTTTGTTCTCCTTCATCAGTTTTACTAACAGTGAATTTTATATATGTATCAAATGGTGCAATACTCAACGTCGATGTAGTTCCCAATCCTGTTATTAATCCATCCGTGACAGACATGTTTTCCGTATCAACAACAACATTTACTCTTTCAATAAATGCAGGAGCATATTTTACTTGACTTTTAGGCAAACTGTTATTTAAAACTTGAGCAACATTCCTAGTAGATTGGAGATCTGGTAGTGTATTATAAACTCTAGTTAAATTATTAGTTGATGCAATATTTACCTTCAACAATCTCTTACCGTACTTTGCAGCGTTGTTATATGTTAAGCTAGCATTTTTAACAATTTGTGTATTATCAGTTTGGTTGTATATTCTCATAACAACGTCGATAGCAAAGGAAGATGCTGTATTAGCATTCTTAATAATAGGTCTAAATTCAATGTGTTCTTCGAAATCTTGAACCTGTGTTATTTGTGTTGAATATGTTTCAATATAACCGGTTCCTACGTTTTCAAAAACCGTAATATCATATATAACTGAAATATCATCTGAGCTTTGAGTTATTCTCTCAATAAGATATTGTTCAAAATCAGCAGCACTTCCATCCTTTTCTCCATACAATTTAAAATAATCTCCATCGTTTGCTTCTTCAATAACAACAGTAAAATCTTGGAACTCATCTTCTCTACTTATTAAAAGATTTTGTTCTTCACCTGTGTAAAAATAATCAATTCCCGTTGTATCTTCGACTCTGTCGATTAATTTAAACGATGCATTAAAATTAGAAGTAGAATCTAAATCACTTGTTCCAACAGTCCCATCTCCATAAAAGAAATCCTCAAACTGTTGATATTGTCCAATAAATGTAGGAACCTTTACTTCAATAAAACTACTATATAATGTCTCAGAAAGAATAAATGGTTTTGGATTTTTTATCTCAAAGTTAGAAGTATTTAAATAAACTATTTGTGTTAAATAATTTTGAATGCCTGATGTCCTATCTGATTTTAATTCGAATAAAAATCCTTCATAACCTCTGGATCCAAAACTGAATCCGCTTCTTAAATGAAGTCTAACTTTGTCATATCTTATATGATTAATATAAGAAGCTGCTGCAGTTTGACTAGATAATAAATTAGCAGAATCTGACCCTGCCCATGAGGGATCGTTAATAAAAGTATTTGTACTATCTAATAATGCATATTTATTTTCACCAACATTAATCCCATGGTATCTACCAATAGTCCCTGCTCCTGTTTTTATGCTATTTCCAGTTTCCTCATCTGGCGTTGCAAATAAAGGGTTAGCAACGTTTCCAACTGTAACTTTTCCTCCAGTGAATCCAACTAATTCATATACGAAACTACCTGTAACATTTGGTATATATGTGTAAATTCCAGTAAGTGCATCATATGGACTTCCTAAACTATTTCCAGTCATTGAGAAATCAGTGGGAGTACTCAGTGCACCTAAATTAAATTTATATGTTTTTCCTGCTTCCAATAAAAGCGTTCTTGCTGCAAATGTTTCAATAGCAACATATGAACCAGATTCGGTAACATCGAAATTAACAACATCGCTTCCTAGTTCATGGATCAAATGTCTTGTCAAAGTATGATCACCTTGAACAGTATCTAATACCTTTATCTCACTACCATTATCATCAACGTCTATATCGTAATGAGTTGGATCGATCTGGTCATGATATATGAATTCTAAGAGAACATCATTATCTATTTTAAAATATCTTGAAGATTGTGCCATGTATTATATTTATCTTTTTAAAATTGCAACCATTTTGGTGAATATATTACATACAATCCTAATTGTGGTCCGTGAAAAACCCTATTAGAATTAGTGAATGTAATTCCGTATCCGCCTCCAACTCCTATGCAAACTCTTCCTCTTTTTTGTTTCTTTACAAGATTGATCTCATCTTCAATCAATGATATACCTTCGATATCATTAAATAATAGACCAGGGTATTTAGTAGAAATATTAATATGTTTCTTACCATCTAGTGTTTCAATTCCTGCATATAATTTTATATTCTGTTTATAATCAAATGAACCTAGTCCACCTGTTATTGTGCTATCTTTTAAAAACACATTAACCCTCGCGTCAAAGGTTCTCCAATTATTATCTCCATAGTTAGTAGAATCACTAAATATTAAAGCAGTATCCCCGTCCAATGTTGCGAAAATAGTATCTACTTCGTGGATAGCTACCTCAGCTCTTAATAATTGATTAGCGTTTTTTAATTCAACAACATCTGCTAACGCTTTATTATAATCATCCAATATATTAGCCTTTTCTCCAGTTAATTCCTTTATAGTAAATTGATACCCTGAAATTTCACTAACATGATAATTATTTTTATTTTTATATACTTCAATAGAATCCAACCCTGCCTTTACATTAGCAACAGTCCTAGTAACTTTATTTTCCAATCCTAAATTAATTGATTTAAGTTTACTATTTCTATTACACTGCCCCAGCATTAATAATACTAAAACAAGTATTACTGCTATGAAGTGTATGGGTTTTATTTCTATTCTATCAAACATTTATATTATTACATTTTATCCGCCTACTTCATCTAAACCAACGTCTCCTGGAGGAGTAACATCTCCGTCAACGTCAGGAGCACCTCCTTCAACGCTTTCCGTATCACCACCGCCACCAGGGGCGAAAGACTGACTCGATCCAAAATCAACCCTATTATATGCATTCCATTCAGTTTGCATCATAAATGAAAAATATAATTGACAGAAATTAGATTTGCTAAAATACGAAGGAGGTAATCCAAGTTGTCTCATATCATTATAATTAGCAAGATTAGTATTATCAGAAGATTGCTTTTCATGAAATAACATTATTTCATTTTCACCTGGTCTAATAATACCAAATATGTTAAAGTATTCAGCATTTATGTTTTCTTGATCTTGAGTTCCTGTACTTTGAAATTCTCCACTTCCTCCATCCCCAGGCCCGTCAAAATATGAAA